CGCAAGTTGTGCCGTCTTTCTCTGAGCACCAGATCCAGTGGAGATAAATGATCCTCTATCAGTTTTACTGACAGTAGTTGGTCCACCAATGCCTCGAATTCCAGATCCAGAAGTTGCACCATAAGTATTAGATTTTTGCATTCCAACCTTTGCCTTCCGCATCCCGTAGGATTGTGCGGTCTTTTCCATATCTTTAGTTACATCAGGGCCTTCTAATTTTTTAACAATGTCTGAGGTTGCCCTTTCTCCACCCCAATACCCACCAGAAGCTATAGCTAGATTTGCAGCACCTATGGCATAAGGATTTTTCAACCTTGCGGTAATAGGTGCAGCTGCTCTAACTGCCGCAACAGATCCTGCTAACCCACCACCAGCTTCTACTGCTGATTTTGGAATTGCTGTTCGCAATCTTTCACCCTGAGCTTGACGCTCCTTAGTTTTGTCGTATATATCATAACCTACAAATCCAGCTTGTGCTACATTTCCAGCAACTCGTAGTGCTTGACCTGGAGAAACATTTACTCTACTTGAAGTACCTGAGGTTGCTCCAGATGGGGGCTTATTTGGACCTGGAGGAGTTGATGTTGAATTGCCTGTGGGGTTTCTAGGAGTGCTATAGCCCCCCTGAGAGTTGCCCGGAGATCCAGGTTTACCCGTAGCGTTAAATGGCTCACCAGAGGCTGTAGAGGTCCCTCTGGGGGAAGTCTGTTGCGTTCCAGAAGATTGTTTAGCTGTATTATAGGTCTTTAAAACTTCAGCACGAATCTTTCTAGCCTTTTCCGCAGCGCCAGGATTTCCCTTGACCCAGTTCTCAAAATTTTGATCAGTCATTGCAGCAATTGCAGCATATTCCCTACCAGCTTGCTCAAGAATTACAGTAAGACTATCTTCCTGAAATTGGCTAAAAGTTTTCATATTTCTTATCTTTTCTATATTTATCTTCTCTTACGTTTTACGTCATCAGGTTTAGTTGCCCCATATAGTTTTGGATTTATTCTACCCTGAGTATATGTAATCGATTGGACTACATCCCTACCAAATTTATCATAGTATGCATCAAAGACCTTGGACATGGTGTACGATTGCACAATATCTAAAAAAATAGTGCCATTAAGTTTATACTGTATCAAGTGTGAATTGCTTGGCAAATTTTTAGAATTTGCCATAGACCTATCACAATTTTCATGAAGTATTTTTATGCTGTATTTTTTAAGATCTTCCTTGCCCTCCTTAGTCCAGAGAGATTTTATACTAGGCTCTGTCTCCCCACTGGATTTGTTGGAAGGCTTCTCTGACGACATTGTGGGTGATTCTATATTTTGTTCCAAGTTTCTTATCCTTTACTAAACATACAACTTCGGCTTCATCCTGTTGAAGAGACTCAATCATCTGAATAAAAAGAACTTCCTTTTTTCCTTGAGCCATTTCATAATCCCCACCTTCGATAAAATGATAGAATTTTCTATATTCGCTCGAAATGCGTGTATGTTCAGTTCCAGCTGGAGCATCATTTGGGGTATATGGAACTTCACCTTCAGGTAAACATGAGGTGATTGACGGATCAAAATTCCAAATCAATACTGCCTTTAGTGCAGGAGTTTCATTACTACGAAGAATTTCAATCTTCTCTTCCTTTGTTTTTGCGTTTGATACTTTTTGTAAAATTTCCGAAATCAACGGATTGTTAGGCAATTTCATTTCATCTCCTTTTAATTAGTCTTCATAGTCGTCATCAAAAAAATCTTCGCTAGGTTCAAATCTAACAGCTATTAATTCATCAGGAATTAGCATTCCATTCTCATCATACATTTCTGGATGATACTGCTCCTCTACCTTTTCCCAAAAGTAGTCTTTAGCAATCCATCCAATTACACCACCGACAATCAAAAATAGTACAGAAAATAAAATACTAAATGTTGCCGCTACTACCGTTAACTCCATCTGAGTGCTCCTTTACTTCTTGATTCATTATATCTAAAGAAAACTCAAAGTAAATGGTCACTTTTTTGCGGAAGACCATAACCGTCTTACCAAACCTCATTAGGTAGGTTTTAGTAATTGGAACTTTCTTCCTAGAACGAAGCATTAATTCAACACCTTTATTTATCCCACTAAGCTTCATAATTATTTTGAATATACTTTGCTAGATCGGTACAACCCCCAATTAACGAATCCTCAACAAAAACTCTAGGGAAGGTTGATCCCTCTCCAAACTTATCAATAAAGTCTTCTCGTTGGAAATCCCTTCCAAGCTTATATTCAGAATAACTCAAATTGAGAGATTCTAAAAGCTCCTTTGCCTTAACACACCAAGGACAGTAGTCCCGAGTATAGATTAAAAAATTGTTCATAGTAAGATAAAAATTAAAGGAATTACTACTGCACTGTATCCTATCATAGAACCAAGAATTATGTCAAGTACTTCAAGACCACTTTTAGAAATCATATACCTCTAGGTATAATATTCATTTGGGGGGATTTAGACTGAAGAGAAGCTATTATAAAATCGCAAGCATTCTTAGGATTAGTATGTTCACCGCAAGTAAATATATCTACTGCAGCATATTCCATTTCTGGCCAAGTATGTATGCTAATATGACTCTCGGAAAGTAGGCAAATTGCGGTTATTCCCTGAGGCGTAAATTCATACTTCACTTCTTCTAAAAGGGTCGAATTTGATTGAACAATTGCCTCTCGAAGTGTGACCATGATATATTGAGAATTGTTTAACAATTCTACATTGCATGAGCAAAGATCTAAAATATAGTGAACTCCTAGTACTTTATGTGGTGCCATTTAACATATTTTTTTATACTTGATATTTAGATGAATTCAATACGCCTTATTATTTCTTGGTCGATAAGCAAAAACATTTTCCGGTGCATCAGGTCTCATCCATTCTGTGATCTTATCATAGTTCTCAATAGAGAAGAAGCACTGATTGTAATACCATTCTTCCCAAGGAATATGACCTTTGGATTGATTGCAAGAATGACAGCAGGCAACTACATTCGTCTTAATATCTAAACCACCCTTACATTGAGGTATAACGTGATCTAGTGTAATGTCTTCTTTAGATTCACAATAAGCACACTCGTGATTCCAGGCATCCTTTATATTCTGTCTCCATAATCGTTTTGCCTCCGATTTATTTGTTGCCTGAAGATTAAACAGATAGTCCTTAGGCGAGTGCAGAGGAACCATAAGTAGTTGCAACTTATAATTATTTATTCTAAGTTTTTAAATTTAATCTTATGGGTATTCTTACAGGCAGCTCTTCCCCAAATACGAATTAAACTATCTACATAAGAACAAACTTTTTTCTTTCCCCCGCAGTATGGACATTTTGCATCTGGAGGATCGGATAAGTAACCCTCAGGTGTATACATCTTATAAGTTATTCAATACTTCTCTAAACAATAGACTCCACGCTTCTCTACAATAGCAGAACAGGAATCGCACCAGTCTCCACAGCACATATAAGTGATCTTACCAAACTGACGAATGTTCCCCGAGTGAATATGACCACAAATAATTCCAGCATACTTCTTATCTTCCTGAGCACAAAAAACCGCAATATCAGACTCATAACAGTTAATATACTCTCTACCCCTTACGGTATTCTTTAAGTAATGAACCAGAGAAAATTGAAAGAAACGATTTAACCAAATACTTAGTGGTGTTATAAACTCATATCCCCAATTAAAGATAAGTTGTTTCCAAGAACCAGAGGAATATTCAGAATACTTATCCCCGTGAACACACAGGAACTTATTTCCCCTAGAATCCTTATGAACGTATTCATTACAAATCAAAAGATTCTTGTGCTCAAAGTCACAATACCTTCTCAACATTGCTTCGTGATTACCAAGAATATAGACAACCTCTGTGCCTTTTTTGCATAAGTTAAGAATTGCGTGAATACATTCTGTATGCTCTTTCTTCCATCTTGTATGATACTTTTCCATACAATGAATGTCTAGAATATCTCCAACCATTACAAGTTTTTTGGTTTTCAGTTCTTTTAGAAACTTCAAGAACTTTTCAGTATTACATCTATCGGTGCCCAGGTGAACATCAGAAATGAAGGCCGTATCGTAAGTCATTTTGATTTCTTATACTCCTTATCTATTTAAGGTCTAAAAGGTTCTTGCTGTCTG